AGGTATGGCCGAAGCCTTGCGGAGTTCACACTTTTGCGGGTTGCGAATGGGAATACCTCCAAGGGTATTGTGCCAAATTCCCCGATTCACCTTTTTGTTTAATTCCCGATGCCTAAACAAGGATTATATGCAAACATCGATGCTAAAAGAAAGCGTATAGCTGCTGGAAGCAAAGAAAAGATGCGTGCCCCCGGATCTAAGGGTGCTCCGACCAATAAGGCTTTTAAACAAGCAGCCAAAACTGCTAAGAAGAAGTAATGTCTAAGAATAAGATTAAAGGACGGACCAAGTCAAGCAAAGCCAAATTGGCCTACCAAGCTGCTTATAACAAAAGACCCGAAGAGATTACTAGACGGCAAGAACTAAATGGGGAGGCTCGTAAAAGAAAAATTTACGGAAAAAGACACGCCAATGGCGTTGACCTAAGTCACACAAAATCAGGCAAAATGGTGCTTGAAAAGCGGTCTACCAACAGAGCTCGGAACGGCAAAAACGGAAAATCTACAAAGAAATAATTGACTGATTCGGACAGCAGGTTTATCTTTGTTAGTCCAATGAAAAAGTTAATTGTTCAAGCACATTCAGTAGCCAAAGAAAAAGGTTTCTGGGATACCGAGAGGAACGTATCCGAAATGTTAATGTTGATTGTCAGCGAGTTAGCAGAGGCACAAGAGGCATTGCGTAAGAATCATTACGCCAAACAATCTGTTGTTGACGGCTTGGACACCGATCTTATCTTGCAAGAGCAAGATGATGAGTTCCAGATGAATATCGGAATTTGGAAAGGTTTATTTGAGGACGGAGTCAAATCATCTTTTGAGGATGAATTGGCTGATGTTGCTATTCGTTTGTTTGACCTTTGTGGTGGACTTGGAATCGACTTGGAAAAGTACATCAAGTTGAAGATGAAATATAATTCTATGCGAGGATACAAACACGGAAAGGCATTCTAATATGGAACTCAATCACGCTATCTTATCAGACATTGTTGTATGGAGCAAGTATGCTAAATTCGACAACACAAAACAAAGAAGAGAAACTTGGCAAGAAATTGTCACCCGAAATATGCAGATGCATATTAACAAGTATCCTCATCTTGAATTAGCAATCCGCAAATACTATGAATTCGTTTACGATAAAAAAGTTCTTCCTTCAATGCGTTCCTTGCAATTTGGCGGTAAACCTATTGAAGTTAACAATGCTCGTATGTTCAACTGTTCTTATTTACACATTGACGATTATCGAGCTTTTAACGAGGCTATGTTCCTCCTTCTTAGTGGCACTGGCGTTGGTTATTCTGTACAGCAAGTTCATGTTGATAAACTTCCTGCGGTGGTTGTACCGAGCAAGAAAAGAAGATACCTTATCTCAGATAATATTGAAGGCTGGGCAGACGCTGTTAAAGTCCTAGTTAAGTCCTACTTCGGTCTCAGCACTTGGAAACCCGATTTTGATTATCGTGCTATCCGTGCTAAGGGTGAGCGTTTGATTACAAGCGGTGGTGTTGCTCCTGGTCCTGAGCCCCTAAAGATTTGCTTGACCCACATTGAGACAATCTTTGATCGTAAGAAGGATGGAGAGAAATTAACTACTCTTGAGTGCCACGATATTCTTTGTCATATCGCCAATGCTGTATTGAGCGGTGGTATTCGCAGATCAGCAATGATTGCCTTGTTTGATCACGATGATGAATCAATGTTGACCTGTAAGTTTGGCGATTGGTGGGAACTAAATCCTCAACGTGCTCGTGCCAATAACTCTGCTGTAATTCTTCGCAACGGTCCCGTAAAGAAAGAGAACTTTATGGACTTGTGGAAAAAGGTAGCAGCAAGTAATGCCGGGGAGCCAGGGTTTTATTTTACAAACGATTTGAACTTGGGTACAAATCCTTGTGCAGAAATTAGTTTGAACTCTTTTCAGTTCTGCAACCTTGTAGAGATTAATGCATCCGATATCAAAGACCAAATAGACTTTGAAGAGCGTGCAGAAGCAGCAGCCTTTATTGGTACTCTACAAGCGTCTTACACTGATTTTCATTATCTGAGACCCATTTGGAAGCGTGTTACAGAACACGAGGCTCTATTGGGTATTGGAATGACAGGAATCGCTAGTGGTAAAGTTCTTGAGTTGGATATGTCTGAGGCCGCTGAAGCAGCAGTTCGTACCAATAAATTGATTGTTAAGGAACTTGGAATTCGTGAGTCTGCTCGTGTGACTACCGTTAAACCGAGTGGAACATCTTCCTTGGTCTTGGGAACTTCTTCTGGAGTACACGCTTGGCATGATGAGTTTTACATCCGTAGGATGCGTATCGGAAAGAACGAGGCTATCTACCAATACTTGTCTATTTTCCATCCCGAATTGATTGAGGATGACATCTTTGCTCCTCATACCCAATCGGTTGTTTCTGTTCCTGTATGTGCTCCTAAAGGGGCTATTACTAGGGGCTCAGAGTTAGCAATTGATTTCCTTGAGCGTGTAAAATTGATTCACGAGAAGTGGATTAAACCAGGCCATAACTACGGAGAAAATACACACAATGTATCTGCAACCGTGAGTATCAAGAAGAACGAATGGGATATGGTAGGTACTTGGTTATGGGATAATCAGAATCACTACAATGGTTTGTCTTTCTTACCAGAAGATTTGGGATCCTATCAGCAGACCCCATTTGAAAGCATCACAGAAGAGCAATACAATGCACTAGTGCAGAATTTGCATCGTTTGGATGTCACAAAAATTGTAGAAATCAACGATAATACAAATTTAAATGACCAACAGGCTTGTGCAGGTGGGGCTTGTGAGTTATAATTGTAGTGTTGATTTATTTCATATGTGTTTAAGGTTGGGGGAGACTTTCGGGTCTCCCTTTTCTTTTATATAGTTTTGATATATATTTGTAAACTTATGACTCGTTTGATCCTTATCCTCATTGGAATATCCGTGATGGCTTGTTCTCCAGCAAAGAGATACAAAAGGCTAGTAGAAAAGTATCCAGGACTTGTAGAAACGGACACCTTGGTAGTTCACGATACAACAATTTACGAAAGACAAATCCCTGTGCCAGAGTATAGGGACTCGTTTATCATCAAGAACGATACGGTTATTGAAACCGAAAAATTAATTATTACAAAAATCAAAGACCAATTTCATGTAGTTGTTAAAGCTGATACTATTAATCTGAAAGATACAATTACAAAGACTCTGAAAATGCCAGGGCGAGTGTATACAAAATACGAAAAGATGCCTTGGTATTGGTTGCTAATTGCTTTTTCCGCAGGAATGAGCGTATTTGCAATTTGGTCTAGAAGGAAATGAAATTTGTACAATCGTCATTTGACAAAAATGACCCTGTAGGCAAAGACTTGCTTATGGAGTTTTTGCGTTCCAAAGGTCACGAGACAGGAGAGAACGAAGATAGGTATGGTATAGACATCATCACCAAGAAAGATGGCATAGAATACTTATGGGAAGTCGAAATGAAATCTAAAAGACCATGGACATCACGAGAAGATTTTCAGTTTGATTCAGTATCATTTTTATACCGAAAAGCCAAGTGGCAAGATACACCTTTCTGGTATGTAATCATTTGCACAGAAACACACGCTGCTATCTTCTGTAAATCTGATATTATTTTCAACGAAAATTATAAGCAAACAATTAATATCTTTACACAAGATCGTAAAGGAGAAGATACTTTTTATCGTGTTCCAAAAGAATTGTGTATATTTGTCGACCCTAAAGAATTTAGAATATGAGCGATTTTGTCAATAGTCCAGAGCATTACAACCAAAGTGGGATTGAATGCATTCAAGCCATTCGTGCTTCTATGAGTAAGGAACAATTTGTAGGCTACCTAAAGGGCAATGTAGAAAAATACATTTGGAGGTTTGAGTACAAGGGGAAACCAATTGAGGACTTGAAAAAGGCTCAGTGGTATCTGAAAGAATTGATTTCAGCATACGAACAGTGAAATTATATTGGACATATAGTCGAACAAATTTAAAGCCAGCTGATATTAGACTTCACGAGGCCGCTAAGACTAAATTGTCCAATGACAAATACCATATCGGTGGTCTTCAGAGAGTTCCGATTTTTACTCATTGTATTACTCCAACAGGACATCTTATCGTGCTAAATTTTAAGCCAGGAAATGAAATACACTTGGCTATTATTGGTGGATTAGATGAAGACTTTTGTTATAAAAATACTATGACAAGAGATCAATTGTTAACCCTTGGAAATTTGGTGCGATACCAACTATCTTTGGGTGACATTATTGAAGAAGGCGATTTATCAAATTTTGATTTAGAAATATGGCTAAAGGGAGTAAACAAATAATCGAACAAGAAGTCGTTGAACTTAAGAAATTGATTTCTTGGTGCGAGTATTACACAGCAATTGGAAATCCAATCGAAGCAAACAAAGCACAAAAGGACATTGAAGACCAAAAGCGAAAAATCAACGAGCTTAGAAAAAATCTCGGAGTATCTAAAGGAAAATAATATTTCTGAATTAGAGGCTATTGAGAGGCTACAGGTTCAATCTTTTGATCCTGCTAAAGATTTCTATGCTACTTTGGTCTCAGCGTCAAAACAATTGATGAGTAAAGTACGAGAGGAAATGCTCGATTTGGATGATCCCTATCAAAAGGGATTATTTCAATTATTACAGGCAGGTGATAAAATCAACAAGAGTTTGAAACTTGCTAAACTAGAAGCCTATCCAGAAGAAATCATAAGTGAA